TCCAGTGCCAGAAGCCGGGTCGGTACTCGTGTGTGGGTTCAAGAAAGACCTTGCACAGCTGACCTTGCACCCTGAATGTAGTGCTGGTAATCTTGCGACGAATACGATAACTCATGTATGGAAGAGCTTATTTCAATGATACAACGAGACCCAGAACTATGGGAGGTCGTTGAGAAGTTAAAGCACCAGGATGAAGAAGTTGATGACTTCATTCTCAGTGTAGCTTCTATGTTGTCTGTTGAGTTTGATGAGCTGCATAAATCCGATCTGTCTGAGAAGCTGAGCGCCCTGTTCGGTGGTCTGCCCGAGTCTGCTTTCCGCATGGCTCCTCTACTCCTCCACGTGGCCCTTGACCTGTTCCTGTACCGGTCGATCCCCAGCCGCGAATCGATCAAGGAGTGACAGGAGATGCATCGCGGATACGTCATCACTTCCAGTGACCTGAAGCGGGTGCTATGCTTGGCGCCCGACAAAACCTCTTGTGTTATGGCTGAGATCTTAAGCAGCCAATCATTAAACAAAGCTTTGTGCGTTCACGATCTGACTGAAGGAAAGAACATCCTCCAGCGCCTAGCAAACACAGCGGAACATAAAGAAATTGTTAAGGACGCTGAGGTGCACAACATTGCCCGTTTGTATAACAAATTCTTCTGATGTCTAAGAAGTACATCCTTGACTTGGAGTCCAATGGCCTCCTTCCGGTCATGGACACAGTTCACTGTATTGTTCTAAAAGATGTAGACACTGGTGAAGTAATCAGTTGCGCTGACCAACCAGATTATCCTTCTATTGAAACGGCTTTGGATTATATATCTGAAGCTGCTGTTCTTATAGGACATAATGTGGTCAAATTCGACGTGCCTGCTCTGTATAAGATCTATCCACGTCTACAACTTAAAAAGACCTGTAGCTTTTACGATACACTTATTACCAGTAGGTTGTTTTGGCCTGAGCTTGACGGTGTAGATCACGCCAAGTGGAGCCACATTGAACCGAAATACATTGGCAGACACTCTCTTGCTGCCTGGGGTGAACGTCTTGGTGTTCAGAAGATCAAGTTCAAAGAGGAGAAAAAGAAGGACGAAGAAGTAAAGGATGTATGGGCTGAATGGTCAGAGAGCATGCAAATATATTGCCAGCAGGACGTTGAGGTTTCAGACAAGCTATACCGATACATGATCTCACAGGATGCAGACCCTCGTTCGCTTGAGTTAGAGCATGAGTTTGCCATTGTGATGTCCAAGCAAGAGCAGTTTGGTTTTCCTTTTGATGAGCGAGCTGCTTATGCTTTGGTTAATACTTTGAAGGTCAGAAGGGGCGAAATTGATGAAGAGCTGCAGAAAGTCCTTCCTCCTGTTGTTGAAGAACGCTTCTCAAAGAAGACTGGTAAGCAACTGAAAAGCAAGGTCACAGTATTTAACCCAGCTTCCAGGCAGCAGACAGCGGATCGGCTGCGTGAAATCTATCCTGAAATTGTTTTTGATACTACAGATAAGGGTAATCCCCAGGTGGATGATGATGTTCTTGAGGTGCTAGGTGAAAAATATCCGGAAGCTAAACTTTTAGCTGAGTACCAGATGCTTAACAAGCGGATTGGTCAGATTGCAGAAGGAAAAGAAGCTTGGTTGAAGCACGTCTCTGTTTACAAAGATGGTCGAATTCATGGTGAAGTTGTTACTAACGCTTGCATTAGCGGACGCTGTAGTCACAAGCGGCCAAATATGGCCCAAATACCCTCTGTTGGTCACCCTTATGGAGCTGAATGTAGGGCTTTGTTTTATGCTCCTGATGGTTGGGTTCTGGTTGGTGCTGATGCTTCTGGATTAGAGCTGCGTGCTCTTGGTGCTTGGCTTGCATACTTTGATGGTGGTGAGTACGCAAAGCTTGTAAGTACTGAAGGATTTGATATACATACTTACAATGCAAAGCTGTTTGGTATTTATAACGGAGAAGGTGAGATTAGTAAAGCAACTAGGGACCTTTCAAAACGCCTGATTTATTGTATATTGTACGGCGGCGGTGCAAAGAAAACAGGATCAATTGTCAGTCCAAACTCTTCAGAGAACAAACAATACGAAGTTGGTAAAGCAACTATTGATACATTTTATAAGAATCTTCCTGCTATTAAAAAGCTAAAAGATACAATTGAAGAACGCATTAATACCCGTGGTTACCTTACAGGTATTGACGGAAGGAGATTACAGATCAGATCTAAGCATTCAGCTCTCAACCAGCTGCTGCAATCCACTGGAGCAATCTCAGTAAAAAAAGCAACAACAATTCTCTACAATGATCTGATTAATTCAGGTCTGAAGTGGGGCGAAAATTTTGGATTTGTTGCTCATGTTCATGATGAAATACAGGCACTTGTATGTTTACAATATGTTGAACTTTATAAGGAGTTAGCTATAGATTCTTTTCGTAAGTCTGGTGAGTACTTTAGTTTAAAATGCCCGATGACTGGTGAGGCTAGATCTGGTCAGAACTGGAAAGAAACACATTGATTATATAATCTTAATACTTTTTTCTTTTTCTTCTTACAAAAAGCTAGTACACTACCACTGCTTTCACACGCACCATGAAGCGCCCCCCGATCGAATCCATCAAGGCTTCTCTCCACGACATGTCGATGGATGAGCTTCAAGAGATGTCTGATGATCTTACGAGTCTCATTTCAGTCTTGCTTTCACGCCAGGAAGCGGTGGAGGCTGTGATCTCGGATCGACTTGAGGCGTTGTTTTCTAAGTGATGACACAGCCCTTTGGTGATGATAAGTGGCACATCCGCTTTCTACGGTTAGCTCAGGAAGTTTCTACCTGGAGCATTGATCCATCAACAAAAGTTGGTTGTGTCCTGGTGAAGAACAAAAGAGTTATCTCAACCGGATACAACGGATTCCCAAAGAACATCAGCGACAGTTTTGATCGTTTGATGGACCGTGAGCAGAAGTATGAAATCACAGTGCATGCCGAAGTCAATGCTGTTACGACTGCTGCACTCCACGGTGTCAGTACTGAAAACAGTACTGCTTACGTTACTTTCTCTCCATGCTCTCGCTGTGCTTCTGTACTTATCAATGCTGGTATTACTGCAGTCTACGTTTCAGGAGGGAGCGTTATTCCTGATCGCTGGCTAAACAACTTCATAATTGCCAGTAATGTTCTGGCGGAAGCCGGAGTAAAGTACACCGTCATTGATGCCTCCTACTAACTACAACCATGAACACTCTCCTGGCAACAGTCACGTACAACAAGGACAAGTTTCTTGACAACGGTCTCCGGTTCATGGAGATGTCACTTCCGGCACAAAATGATAAAGGATCTCCTGTACCTTTGTTGGTATTTCCTAACAAAGCCGCTGGTGAAACCTTTGACGTTTTTCAACCCGGAGTTAGGCTCCTGATCAACGGTCGCATCTACCCCAGTAGGTACGACAAGAAGATGTATTTTATTCCTAACCAGGAGTTTTATGTTGTTAACGATCCGAAGATGGTTATCAACCGTGTCAACCTTTCTGGAATTGTTGGTTTCGTTCCGGAGCGAAAGCTTGAGGACTTGTTTGCGTTTACTTTGATTTGTAATGCTCCTAAGGCTCCTGTACTTAATTACGACGGAACAGAAGGTCTAGGGTTCCGGCTTGATGGTTGGGGTGATGATGCCCGTCGCCTGATGAAACTGATTCATGTTGGCCGTGGTGTAAGTGTTGAAGGTAACCTTCGCTACAACACTTGGAAAGACAACAACGGCAACGAGAACTTTGCTTATCAGGTGCGTATCAGATCTGGTCTTTACCAGTGCTTTGGTAAGAATAAAAATCTGGTAGAGAAAGAAGATGGTACTCCTGTGAGTGGTGGATACAAAAAAGAAACTAAAACAACTACGGCTGTACAACAACCGGTGGTTGATACGACCCCTTGTTCTATTAACACAGACGAAATTCCCTTCTGATTTATGTAACTCGGAATCCCGATAAACGCCATTTATTAAGATTCTCGATAAGGGGTTGGTGCTTCGGCGCCTCCCCTATTATTGTGGTTGCGAAGCCAACTGCTGCGGGTGATCGTAGCTTTTCTCCTTGGGTCGGCGCCAGGTAGGCCTCTAAAGCCACGTCCTGTGCAGGTTCAACTCCTGTTCCAAGGCCAAAAAACCAACTGCTTCTAAACACATGTCTGTTCTTGACCGCTACCTCAACACTGAAAAGTATCAAGGTGAAATGCGCGACCTAGTTAATGCACAAATCCTGAATGACAAAACTCAATGTGGACTTTTCTTGAAGGATACTGCTCTTGCTCGTATTGGATGGTCTGGTAATGTAAAGGATTTTCCTAAGGCAGAAGAGTACACTCACACCTATAACAATGGTGACAAAAATGAGGGCATCTTCTTTAAGACTCCTCGCATGGTAGTTCTCCATTGCGGTTTCCGCAAAGATGTGACCTTCATTGAGAACTCTGATAAGGGTGGAATTGAAGGTCTCTACCCCAGGGATTCTTACCTTTATGACGACTGGGAAGCTGCTCATCCTGGCAAGCCTAATCCTTACAAGCGTCGTCGACTCATCCTCATTTTCCTTGTGAATGCTGCTGGTGCTGCTGTTCACAAGAAGCCGCTCATCCTCTCAATTCATGGTGGTGCATCCAACCTGTTCTGTGATGCCTATGCCACCTTCATTGAGCAGCTGGAGTCGGCCTTCTCGGATCGCATGAAGATGAAGTCTGCTGTTGGCTTCGATCCCAAGCAGTCCGCTGCTGCCATCTTCACTCCTACGTTTGGATCCCAGCTGTACGGTGGGGACAAAGCTAAGAGCTGGATTGCTTATCCGGAGAAGTGGGTTGTTCCTACCGGAGAAACTCTTGAAGATTTCTTCCCTAAGGAAGCAGAGGACATCGACTTCATCGAGGAGGTCTGGGAGACCTGCAAGCCTGAGGTTTACGCCGCTAGCTTCTTCAAGCAGTGCGAACGTGAGATCGGGTTCCATGCCATCAAGGCTGGTCTTGATTTCACCCTGCCTAAGCCTGAGTCTTCCAACGGCAGCCGCGTTCTGTTTGGTGCCAGGGATGAGAACACTGGGGAGATTCAGCTCGACTGACCGTTAGGTCGCTAGAATCCCAGCGTTGGGTCTCCAAGGGTCCGGTTTCAAGCGCCGGACCCATTTTTATTGTCTATTTTTAATCTTCGATCCTGCTTCTAATTGCCCCACACTCAAAATTTGCAAGTCGTTTAACCAAACCACGGATCATTGCCTGTCGCATAACAGCTAAATTCAGCAGCAAAATTGCTCCTTTTCTAAGCTGTTCAATGTCTGTGACTGCATCTAATTCTTTTTTAATCCTGGCAAGAGTAAAGTCATCCTCCATGGATGTCTGGAAGTCATCAGGACCAAAAGGAATCTCGACTACATCAGAAACAGCCATGAGGATTCTTTGCTGACATGTAAGTATACCTTGACTTTAACACTCTGTCATTTCTTAAATTGTCATAAAACCTGAGGATAATCGGAACTGATCCGATCTTGCCCCTATAATTGGTTGCCACACAAACCATTAGCTAACCATGGCTAGGAAAACCTTGAGCGGTGTCTTCGTTCAGAAGGAGGCCGTCAAGAAGAAAACGTCCATCGGTGACGGGCTCCGCAAGCGCGGGTCCTGGACTAAGCAGCGCAAGAAGCCTACGAGGGGTCAGGGTCGCTGATAGGATCTGTCCTGAGCACGACACTAAAAGGCTCCGCACACCACCACCAAACACCACCATGTCCGACAAGCTCTCTTACATCCAGATTGCTGAGCAGATTCAGCACATCGGATTCCTGAAAGACACACCAAACCTTGATGACGAGGATCGCTCCAGGTTGGAGCAGTACCTAGTTGATCTTGCCTCCCGTCAAGAGAACAAGTTTGATAACATCATCGGCATGATCAAGAAGTGTGATGCATATATCACAGCTCTTGAGAATGAGATGGAAGAAATTAAGACAAATTTAGATGATTGGAAGCGCAACAGATCAATGCTTACTGACATCATTAAGTTTGCATATCAACACAATTTAATTAGCAACAAACCGACAGGAGTTAAGTATCAAGGTGTCTTCCGAAAAGTCAGGCCCAAGCTGGTTGATAACTTTGATAAGTGGGAGGAATCTGATCGCACTGAATTTGGATTGCGTAAGGTAACGACCATAACCAGGATCAAAGATGATACGGTTTTGGAAGTTAAGGAAGAGGATCTACCTGACAAAGAGCGTCTGCGTGACACACTAACTGCTGATACCGGTGCTGCTCCAGCTCCTTCCCACCTGATTCAAAACTACAGTTTTACTTACGAACGGAGGAAGCGTTTAATCGCTGACTGATATGAACAACAAACAAATAGAAGCTCTCAGTGCTGCAACTAAACTTTTTAATAAAGGTATTGAGTACGAAGAAGCTATGCACTGCTATCGGACTTTGTACCATTACATACTGAACTCTACTTACCAGAGTCCAGTAAGTCCAATCTTCCAGCCAGAAGAGTACTCAGATTGAATTGGTTGGGTGTTCACGACTTCCTTAGCCTTCAGGTTCCTGTAAGACTAAAAGAAGCTGAATGAACACCCACCAATGTTTGTAGTTGGACCTATAGTAAGAGCACCTAAACAATCTGAAATGGCGCTCTCAGCTCAAGTAAAAGAAGCAACTGAACAAGCAGCTAACTCCATCAGGGAGGCGCTTGCTTTCGCCGCCAGGGGTGAGCATCCAACTACTATCTCCATGCTGACAGATGTTCTGTGCAGACTGGAGTCTCTTGATTGTGTTGACCAAATCATGGAGAGGATTTCTGCTAAGCAGAATCCTTCTGATCAGAATTGGCACAGAGGCGCCTAATATGTGCGAGCAGGGTCTGTCGCCTATTGGTTAAGGCCGTCGCCTTATAAGCGGCTGAACCGAGTTCAATTCTCGGCAGACCCATAAGATCACTTCTTAGACGAAAGGAAAACTACTTTCAGAACCTGGATCACCAGCTGAGCAACGCCGTTTGCTTTCAGCGGTGTGTAGGGAAGGATTTCGGACACGGCGGCAACGAGGATGGCGCCAATAGCAAGAGTGGTGGTGGACATGTTCGTTAGTTTATCTATTCAAATTGTACCAAACCCCTGCATCAAAAACTATTGTCTGCTTCCTCTGACGCCCCCTGGCAGCCGCCGAAAAGGTAGTTAAAATTTCAGCGGCCTCCGCACCACACCAACATGGCTCACTACTACACCAAAGAAGATTTCGACGACTACAAAGAAGCATTCAAAAGTGAAGCAGACTGTCTTGTCGGCTTAATGATGATCTTTAACAAATCTTTGAATGCTCAAGGTGTTTTGCTGTCTTCCAAGCCAGAGGACATGAAGTTCCTGTTCGATGCAACAACAGAACTTCGTTACCATGCAGACAACCTGTACAAGCATAGAAAGGGAATCGAAGATGAAGATGAACTGTACACGGTTTACAGCGGGTCAAAGTACCTCGAAGACATGCGTAACGTGTTAAAAGAAGAAATTCAAAAAACCTTTCCCTCTAATAAAAATGACTGACAAAATTAGCTGGATTACAACTATTGATGAGGACGGCGTTCTCAACGTGCCGGACGAAGTCATTGACAAATGTGACTGGAGGATTGACGATTTAATTGAATATTATGTTGAAGAAATTGAAGATGAAACTTGTTTAACTATTATTAACATCACATCAAACCAACGTAAACAGGATGGCACTCAATCTGAAATCAATTAGTGAACATTTACTCCGTCGCTTGTCTGTTAACTACATTGCCTATTTATCACAAGATGGGCTGTATCCTGAATGGACCGAAGGATATCTTCAAGCTAAGAAGGATTGCGAGGAGTTCTTGAAGCAGTTGTCTGTGTTTGATCCTGATGTAGAGAGCTAAGAAAGAAGCACAATACTCCTCATCTTAGAATATACAATAAAGATGGGGAGATTGTCATGAAATTAGGTGAAAAATTATCTGATATTGTTTCTGAAAAGATGGGTACTTGGCGGTTCGTTAGTATCCTTTCTGTTGCTACAGCGTTGTGGATCGGTTGGAACGTCTACGTAGCTAAACCAAAAAGATTTGATCCGTATCCGTTTGTTGCTCTTAACCTCTGCTACAGCTTCCTAGCCGGATTCACGGCTCCAATCCTGTTGATGTCTTCTAACAGGCAGGGGGCATTGGATCGCGCCAGGATGATAGAGAACCTGGAGCTTGAGAGGCAGGATAACAAACATTTACATGCCATGCTGCACAAGATCGTTACACTGGAAGAAGACATCGAGAATGCCATGAAGCTCCGCACCAGCCCTGTTCCTGCCCAGCCTGAGTGGGTGTGTAACGACTGCGGTGAAACCTTTGGTACCTGGTGGGAAGGTGGGCAGTACTGGGGTCCGACCAAGCACCACGCCACCTACCACGTTGATCAATGTCAGGTCTGCGGTAAGGATGTTCCTTGCACTGAACCCCGGGATTTCGGGTACCTGAGGAAGGAGTGGATCGACTTTGCTGCCGCAAACATTCCTAAGAAAACGGTGGTTGAGGAAGCATGATCTGAATCATGAAACCTCATACCAGCTGATGTCAGCAAGGATTTTTGTGTTGTTACTTGTTGGTGTCATTACCAAGCAAATAATGTCGCTGACTCCGGCAAGAGTCCTGCCGATCTGGAAGTTAAAGTTGTTCAGACCAGATAAATCAATCTGTCCAGTGTTACTGATATAGCCACCAACAATGATGTTGCCTCCGGATACCGCTGTGGCTGTGGTGTTGTAGTCAACGTTGCCGTTGTAATGAGTGCCCCAAGTGCCACCGGTCAGAGTTGGATTGATAATGATCTGATATTGAATGTTGGCATTAGAAGTAACGATGCCATTGATATTGGAAGGAAGAACAACAGAATCAAGTCTTGCAGAATTCAAACGCAGAGCAATGATTGGATATGCTGTCCCAGCAGAAGCAAGGTTTACAGGGCTTGCAGCGGTATCTACATTGTATCTACGGCTGAAACCTTCGTAACCTCCTTCTGAAATGACGGTGTTACAAATCTGTTTCATTGTTGAAGCAGATGCAACTACTCCGGTATTAAAAATCTCATAACGAATCGGAAGAATTGCTGTTGTCATATAGACACGCGGTTCTACGTTGTCATGATCGAATCGGTGCGCCATCACAAACGTACCGTCAACAACAAAACCGCAGCGAACACTGCCAACTCCAAGCCACTCGATGTCCATCCACAGGATCTGAGTCTTGGTTACATCCAGGGTTCCACCAACTCCGGTGCCGTCAAACTTGTCGCTGTTCCATTGCGACTGAGGGATACGTGTCTCAACCAGGGTGCCGGTGGAGTAACTACGTTGTACAAAATAAAGTGTTGTTCCCTGCTGCTCAAAGTAGATTCCGTTCTGTGCTCCGTAATAGCCGACGCGTTGTGTCTGATTGGTTTTACCTGCAGCCATCACAAAAGTGCTCATGATGAGGAGCGATTTGCCAGGCTGGTAAGGAAATACGCGCTTTGTTTCCCGGAGCACTGCATCAGTGGCTCCAGTTGTTACGTTCAGGTTTATGGTGCTTTCATCGGCTACGTACGTTTTGGTTCCGCTGCCGGTTAGCTGTGTGTCCCACTTATCGTTTTCTTGGTAGCGGTGTTGGCTATCGAACAGAGTAAAGGGATTGCTGACGCGCAAACGCCCAAAGGCATCAACGGCTGGAGTTTTATTGGCGGGAGTACTACTTGTCGTTACCGTGATCGGCTGTCCAGTAATGGCAACGTTTGTCGGCGTATCGTTGTACGGCGACATCTTAATAACTTCGTAACGATTCAGATCGTTTGAATCAATGATGGTTGCCATCTGTTCTCTGTGGAATGCACTCAGATCCTGAGTATAGCCACCCCAGGTTGGAGTGGATAAGATAATCGTGTTGTTCACCCCACAAGGGAATGAAAAAGGTTCGTTATCGCGGCGGTCCCTCGGAAACGTTGGATCCTATTGAGTTTGAAGGGTACTCAATCCGATCGCTTAGGCACGGGAACACTGGGCATGTTCTTTACTACGCGCCACGGGTAGAAGATCTGGAGCCGCAGTGGACCATGGACCTTGAAACTGCCAAGAAAGGTGTTCTTAAATGGAAGTCAGAAGGTTGTCCAGTGCAAGGGTTTAGTACTCTAGAATCGACTACAGCGTGAATTAGGAGACGGGACCTGGTGGCTCGGCCTGTGCAAGTTGATTTGATGGATGATCTGGCCTATCAGGTCCACGAATTTTTATTAAAAGAAGCTGTTCCATTTAATGGCGGCTTTGTTGTATTCATTCCTGTCACTGAGCTGGCCAAGCACTTCCAAAAGAATCACCGAACCATTACTCGGCGGTTGTTCGCCCTTAAGGATGCAAAGTTGCTGGGTCCCCTCATCCAAAAGACCTACGGAACTCTTTACTGGGTCAAAGAAGAAGAGGAGGATTGATGGCTAGCCAACAGCCTCAACCTAACTACGGCGAGATTCTTGCGGATACCCTTGCTTCCTTTACAGATAATGGAAGATCACTTAGATCTTTCATTAACCACCCGCATGAACTTGGTATCTGTATTTTGACTGCAGGTCTGATGGCTAATTCCAAGCTGATGATGCAGCCAGAAGATGCCATCAAAGCATCTTTTGATATTCACGCCAGGATTCAGAGGCACGTTGCACACTATCAGAACATGCAGTTCGCTGCCACAGTAGAGGATGCTTTTCATCCTGAGATGAAACCTCAACGCCCTGAGAATGAACAGGGAGAAACCGAGTGGGGAGACTAATTACTGTTACATTGATCCCACCACGGAGCGCAGATCTCCATTGGTGGGGCCAAAGTTAAGCACTCCTTTGTATAGCAGGTGCTTTTATTTGTTGGTAGTTTTTTGTAAATTGGCTGATATCTTTTGTTGTAATTGTTTATAATTCTGTCGTACTCTGGGGTGACATCGGATATAGCTTTGTCTACGTCCCTGGAGACTCTCCTTTTTAGTTTTGCTGGGCTGCTAATAAAGAAGTCATTGAGCATCGATCCAGGTTTAACATGACGCTGTATCTCATCAATACCGTCCCAAATATTAGCTTCAGGTATGTGGGTGCATTTTGAAAGTGTAGCTACAATAATGCTCAGTACAATTCCAACGACTGCATACTGTTGAATTGTTCTTTTTGGTTTACCGAAACTGAATTTCACTCTTCTAAATCCTAATCACCCGGAGAGGATTCGAACCTCCATCGCCCTGCAGCAGCAGTAGCCGTCCTATCCAATTGGCTCGGACCAGGTGAGGTGGGTTAATTTTAACGGCGCCAGTCTTTTAAGAAGTCGCTGAACAACATGGGAACGCCCCTAATCTCCCTGAACTCCCCTTTCTTTGGTCCGTTTGTCCAACCAGTTGGTCCTCCATGAAAACTTCTTTTTATCAACTCATTGTATTGCGGATTGTTTCTATTGTCTTTAGCAAATCCTTGCATAGCAGAATATAAAGGTTTTTGCAATTTGTCTCGCACTTCGTTTAGGGTCACATCCGAACGTAACAAATTATCTTTTTTAGCTTGCTCTAAAAGCAGATTTACAGGGCCAATGTATTTTTCTGCTGCATCAGGATTAACACCAAATTGTTTTAACATTCCAAGGCTGCTTTTTGCAAAGTCTCCAGCAAGTCGAGGATCTTCCGCAACAATCCTTCCTATTGGACTATCTAAATCATTGCGTATTTCTCTCCTGATCATGTCTGGAGAGGTTGCGTAAAAGTTTAATCGACCGATTCCCTCTACAAAAGCAGTTGGAGTCATGCTTCCGCGTAAAGCCTCTGTTCCAAACTTATTAAGAAGATTCCTAGCTTGGCCTGGGGTCATTGCAATTTCATCTTGCTGACCAGTGGTAGCTACCGGAGCACCAAAACGTTGCCAAGAAGAGTCATTTTCGTTACTACTTGAGTCAAAATAACTGTCATCATTTTGACTGAAGCCGGGTACTGCAGCAAACCTCACAATATTTACATTAAACTTTTTTTTATTCTACAATAAACAGATCACTTGTGCTTTTCTTTCCAAGCCTTGGAGGTTTTCTTTGCTTTCCGCCAGGCTTCATCGGTAGGGGCACCCTCTTCTCCTGGTTTGCGCATGTGTTCGCCACTGCCATGCTCAATGCGTTCCTGTTTTCGGTGAACATTGGCATACAAGCCGGGGTGTTTAGCGTCTGACATTTTGGTGTTTACGGGTGAGGAACGAACCGGGTAAGTGTTGTGGTGTGGTCTTGATTTGACTTAAAGCACTGTTTGAGTTGCTTGATGGCAACCTCTGGATCGCAATGAGAGCCGCATGTAAAAGCGTCCACTGCAGCATATCCATGCTCCGGCCAGGTATGAATTGAGATGTGGCTCTCGGATAGAAGTGCAACGGCAGTCACGCCCTGCGGATCGAACTTATGTGAAGCAATGTTAAGGAGCGTAGCACCAGATTTACTGGCTGCCTCCTCAAGAGATCTCTTTATGTAATCTTCATCATTGAGAAGGTGAGGGCACCCCCCACTAAGTTCGGCAATACAGTGCCTGCCTACTGCCCCATCCAATTTTTTACATGTAATTTTTAACCCCATTCTAAAGAGGGCTAACGTTGATCGGATAGGTCGACAAAACTTCTGATGTCTGTACCTTGGAAGCAACTGTCTTCCTCTGGTGCCCCTCTTAGCGGATGAATTTCGTGTAGAAGTTCTGCTTAGACAGGAATTAGAGCGCAGGATTTATACCGATTACTCTCGAACTGCATCGTATAAGCAGTTCTTGGATTACCGGTCGGAAGGAGATACACGACTCACCATTAACGGCAGTCGGCATTACAAGACGCCGTACGGTGCATTACCGTCAGTGACCACCATTCTGTCTGCTACCCAGGGGAACAAAGCAGCCTTAGAGAGGTGGGCAAAGAACAATCCGGGTGGAAGAGAAGCTGCTGCGGCTAGAGGTACAAAGGTCCATTCTTTAATGGAGGAGTACCTTACGGGCGTGAACAAGGATCCCGTCATCGAGGATGAAGAAATCGCTTCTTTCTGGAACGGTATGCCCCAGGTGTTGGATAAGTTGGGGCGAGTGATCTGGGCTGAATCTCCGGTGGGAGACGCCTATCCCTGGACTAAAGGTGGTGATGGGGTAAGCAGGATCTGGCACCCAGGTGTAAGCGAGGGTAAGCAGTGGGGCTGGGCCGGAGCCTGTGACATCGTTGCTGAGTACAAGAACAAGGTCGTACTTGGTGATCTTAAAACCAGTAACGGTCCCTACTATGGTCGCTGGCCTGGACCGGAAACTCCCAAGAACGAGTACGCCATGAGGCGTTCCGGGTTCATGAAGTATGCAAAATGCCAGATGCAGATGGCTGCCTATGCGTTGGCACTGGAGCACACGGTTGGTATCGTGCCTGACATCTTGATGACATTCGTTGCTACCAGGGAGAAGTGCCAGGTGTTTGCGATCCAGGGTTCCACCATTGAAAAGTACAAGCAAAAGTGGCTCGATGCCGTAGAAAAGTATTACACTGAGTACCTTCCGTCTCAAGTTGAGATTGGGCTGGAAGTGATCGATGGTGATGCTTGAGATAGGGGTGTGCGTCCTACATTGATGTAATGAAAACAGCGAAATTTCTACCAGTTACAGCGTTAGTTGGGGTGACTAAGCTGGCCTGGTCGCCAGTCGCTGGTTGATGCTGTAAAGAAATGTGACGAAAGAACCTACACCACCACACAAGAATCTTGGTCCGGGGCAGATCGATCTTGCTCTGATTCCATCTGATTTCCCCTTAACCCCCTTGCGGGGTAAAAAGGCTTATCTGCCGGGCTGGACCACAGATCCCAAGACCGTTTCGGCTGTCCAGGTTGAACTGGATGAAGGTCGCGCCACGGGGGTTGGACTCCTGTGCGGCCAGTGGAGCAACGAGTTGGCCATCATCATGGTCGACATCGACGGTGAGGAGGCAATCCCATCGATCGAGGAGCTTGGTGGTGGTCCGCTGCATTCGATATTCCCTCCGACACTGACGATCACCAGTGGGAAGCCAGGGAGGATGCGGATGGTGTTCCGTGTTCCGGCGGACAAGGTTTCTATGTTGCCGGACAAGGCAACGCTGAAGGTAGATAAGGCACCGTGGGAGATCTTGTGGCGCTCCAGGCAGGGTGCCATCATGGGTGCTCATCCAGAAACGGACGGCTATCGTACTACAAAGCACGGCGGGTTTGAGTACTGCAAGAACCTTCCGGAGATGCCGGAGTGGTTGTACAACCTGATCGCCCGCGTTTATCCGTCCAGCCGGTACAGGAAGAAGAACAGCGCCCACAACTCATACGTGTCTCAGACGATAAACCTGAGCTATGAGGAGGATAGTGAGCACCAGAAGGAGGCGATATTAGAGGAGGCCAGGGAGTACCTGGAGACGATGGACCCCAAGAGGGCCGATGATTATGAGGAGTGGGTGGCCGTTGGTATGGCCCTCCACCAGATCGATGATGTTCTGCTGAAGGATTGGATTGAGTGGTCGTCCCAGTCGGATGCGTTTGAGGATGGCTGCTGTGAGGAGAAGTGGGGTTCGTTTGAGCGCCTACCGGGTGGTCACTCTCCAGAGGGGGCAAGGGGTCTCAAGACCTTAAGGGCTAAGGCAAAGGAAGACGGTTACATTGATTTAGGTGGCTTTGAGGTTCCAAATCTGGAGGCTATTGCTGATCGGGCAATGGCTAAGTTTGAGGTGGACATACGTCCTACTCATTCCATTGTTACTGGCAACTCGTTGTTAGATGATGAGGAGGATGAGGATGATGAAGATGGGGACGATGATGATATTGATGGTATGTTTAAGCCCGTTAAGAAGACAGGGAAGAGAAATCCCCCTTCTTCTGAGATGGCGGATCTACTTTATGTTCCGCTGAAGAAGCAGGGTTGGCGTTACGATCCGATCTTTGATGTGTTCATGCACTACGACGAAGGTAGTGGTGTGTGGCACCGTCAGAACCACAGCAAGAAGTTCAAGCATGAGGTTCAGATGCTACTGCAAGGTAAGGATTTACCGGGTGGTTACAGCATCAACTACATCAATGACATCTGTGCTCTATTAGAAGGTACGCTTTCACAGACAGATTGGAATGATGATCCCACCAGGCTTGCTTTTAGGAATGGGTTGTTGGAGTTGGATACGGGTGAGTTCCTGCAGCACAGCCCCGACAACTACATGACCTGGGGTCTGGACTTTGAGTACGATCCTGATGCTGATTCTGGTGTTATTACGGAGTGGTTATACCGTACTCAGTATGGGGATGAGGCTCGAGTCCAGGTTCTGAGGGCTTGGTTGAGGGCATGTCTGGTTGGTCGCGGCAACGAAATTCAACGTTTCTTGGAAGTTATAGGTCCCGGCGGACGCGGAAAATCTACCTTCGCAAACCTTTGTTGTGCTCTTGTGAGTTCAGGTAACTACGCCAGTACGACACTGGTTCAGTTAGAGCAAAGTCGGTTTGAGTTGTCCTCGATTAAGGGCAAGCGATTGACGCTGATCAATGATTCGGAGCGGTATGGTGGATCTGCTCAGACTTTTAAGGCTCTGACGGGTGGTGATTCCCTTCGCTATGAGGAGAAGCTGAAGAGCATCGGTGAACCGTTTGTGTACACGGGTATGGTTCTGGTTTGTGCTAATGAACCGATCCAGACTACCGATAACACCTCGGGATTAAGTAGGAGGCGCTTAACAATTGAGTTTAATAGGCCCTTATATAACCTGAATAGTGAAGCCAAAGACATGATCAAGATTGAAGGCGGAAGGGTCAGCGGTCTGTGGCGCAATCATCTGTCTGGTTTTGTTAACTGGGTGCTGCAGATGAGTGATTCTGAGATGCGGCGCTACCTTCTTGACACTCAGGAATTGGTTCCGGCGTTGAGAAAGGTTCGCAATAACATTCTTGTTAATAGTAACAACCTGATCGAGTGGTTGCAGTCCGAATGTGTTTATGATGCCGACCACGTTTCTTCTGTCGGTAAGAAGATTCCTGCGCCACGGGGAGATGGGAATGGTCCGTCTGAGCGTTACTGCAACAGCTCGTCGCATCTGTATCCGAGTTACTGCTCCTATGCAGAAGATACGGGTTCTAAGCCAGTAGGTCAGAAACGCTTCATCAACTTGCTACTTGATTGCTGCCGCAACCAACTGGGGCTGGATGATGTATCTACTTTTACTAAGAACGGTAGGCCCTTCTTTAAGGGCGTAGCAATTCGTGCTTCTGATAACAAGTTTAAGGATTACAAGACAATCCTTGGCGAGTAAGTGGGTCAGGTTTGCCTGCCAGTATGGCTACTGCTCTTTTGTAGAAATGGGTGTCTGTTTTACCTGATGCTTCCAGGGTTTCTTTTATTTTCTTCCAGTTGTTAAGGGTTTGTTGATCCATTAAGGCTGATAAGGGCTAGGACCAAGCAAGCCCGTTGGCCATGCAGATTTAAGTTCTTCTATGTCTGTAGCTGCTGTAATGTCTGGATCTTTGGTGACATCGCGCAACGATTGCTTTTCAACAGCAATCTCAGCCTGCTTGGCGGCATCGGCTTGTTCAACGGCACGCATGAAAGCAACGTCAAGCTCCTGAAGTTTCGGTGCGCGTGCTTCGCGCATTTTGTTCTTGTGGATCTCGCGGGCTTTATCAAGATTGATGGTGATCATTGGTTGGCCTCCTGGGCGGCAAAGTAAGCGTCAGCACCAATGCCGTGGCCATCAGGGGTGCTGAAGTCAGCTTCCCAAGCGTTAAAGAAGGTGTGATCTTCAGGGAGACTGGCGGCGTCCACGATCAGGTAGGGGACGCCAGCAGGAACGTCTTTCTGGGCAACATCCTCAATCGGCAATTCGCCGGTTGGCATCACCAGTGCGATGTTGCCGTTGTCTCCGGGGTAGATGATTGCGTTTGTCATGATAGTGAGTTAGCGGAAAATGGCGATACAAATGTTGGCATTGTCTCCTGGCGTGCGATTATCGCCGCTTATACTAAGAAGCATCATTGTATTAACTGAACAGGTTGTGGTTGTTTTTGTTGTACCGTATTCAGGGGTTGCGGCATAACTTTGTGCGCCAACACCTCCAACAATTGAATAGTTTGCATCCACCATGGCTGTCGTGAAATTCACGGTATACCCCCCCGTCGAGCCCTTCGTCACGCTGCTGACGTTACCGCTACCTCTTCGGGTGCTTGGTGATGCTGTTGTGCCGTCAAAGTTTACCCAAGCGCGGCAGCCGTAGGCGGTGGCGGCAGAGCCATAGCCACTGTTGAACTGTAGGTTGTTTGTTACTTGTACATCGCCACCAGATGTCAACACCATGTTATTGGTGGCAGAACTAGCCTGAAGTAAGTTTGTGACCTTGATGCTACTCATGGCTTACTCGTAAAGTATATTTATACTACCAGCATCGAACGTGTCGGTGCCGTTGACGGTGGTGATACGCACGCGGTCGAGGGTGCCGGAGAGGGTTTTGGAACCTGCCGAGAAGAAAGTACGCGCATTAAGTGCTGAACCCAAACAACCCTGAAGCGTCCATGTATTTGCACCTAGAAGCGTAATTATTGCAGACCCACCATAAAGACCAGAGGAGTCTGGCGTTGTTCCGGTAATATTAAAACCTGCTGTTTGAGAAGCAGATCCATAACTCGGAGCGTTCACGATTACTCCAGAAGAACTAATGTACCCAGCATTGTCAATGCTTCCTGATCCTAGTTGAATGAGATACGAGCTAGCTCCATTCGTACTCACCCCGTTAAACATCACCGTAATCCGCTTCACCCACGATGGGATCCCAGTGAAGTCAATGTTGGTGCCTGAGGTGCTGTTCTGTGCTGTACCACTAACAATCGCACTATTTGCACCGTTAACTACAACATTACCTGCCGTACTCGGTAGCGTTAAAGATACGTTACCTGCAACAGCTGCTGCTGCAAGTTCTACATAACCAGAAGTGCTTCCGTTTAAACGTAATGGGCTCATGATTTATTCCCACATAATGTTGATCGACCCGGCGTCGAACGTGTCGGTGCCGCCAACAGTGGTGATGCGCACGCGGTCTAGGGTGCCGGATAAAGAAAGAGAGCCTCCCCCATTAAAACCAAAATAAGCTGCTGCTCCGTTATCCATTCCTATTGAATGCGATTCTGCCCAAAGATTAGACCCAAGCAAGACCAGTGTTGTGGTTCCATACCTAATCCAACTGGCATTAGGGCCACCTGCGTCAATGGTAAATCCTGATGTAGCAGCAAGTCCGGCGGCAGCAACGCCAGCACCCCCAGCACCACCGGAAAAAGATTTGTAGCCAGTATTTGTAATGCTTCCTGCTCCAATCTGCACTAAAATTACATTACCCCCACTCGTGCTCACCCCGTTAAACATCACCGTCACCCGCTTCACCCACGATGGGATGTTAGTGAAGTCAATCGACGTTCCAGAAGTACTAGCCTGCGAAGTGCCTAGAACAGGACCGGCACCATCCTGTAATCCACCTGCAGGCACACCTGATATAGAGCCAGTTCCGTTAATTGCTACTGCCATGGGGTTATTCTATCAGACAATTGACCAATAACTGCCACTTGGTACGGTAACAGTGTTACCAGTTTGAATTGTAACGGGTCCTGCAGTTACGGCATTTTTATTTGTTGTAATTGTGTAATCTGCTACTACAGTTTGATCGTTTTCATAAAATACTTGGTTTGGTGTGCTACCAGAAACACCTCCTGATGCTCCTCCCGCAGTACCAAAAACAAATTGTCCGCTGTTGTTAAGTACAAAAGTCTGACCAACTAAGCCGCCGGTAGGACTTAATTTTGCAGCTGTGACTGTTCCGTCGCTAGGAACACCTATGTTTATAGCATCGCCCATCAAAATGCCAAAGAAACTTAGGCCTGCAGCAGGTGCAGTAGTAAATGTGATTTGGCTCAGGTTTAAAGTGTAGTCAACGTTAGGCTCTTGGATTACGCCGCCTACTGAGATGATTAGTTGATATGTACTACCAGGTGTTACGTAGTAAGCGGATGTTCCAGGAGGTACAGAAAGTTGGAAGGTGGTTGTTACACCGTTAAATCCGGATGAGATGTTGGTTAGTTTACGGTAATTACCGGTCGGTGCTGCGATATATCCCATGTGGAAGCAAGGCCTTCAATCGTTTTATTTTAGACCAAGAATTTCTTTGAAGTTTGCGTTGTCGGATTCAAGGGTTTCGATTCGCTCAATTGCTTCTTGCAAAGCCTTTACTGCTTTCATGTAAAGCACTGAATAATTTACTGTTTTTGTAACAGTACTTAAAACATTCCCCTCTTTATCACGATCAGGTATTTCATTTACTAATCCAGGAGAAATTAATTCAATTTCTTGTGCAATAACGCCGATTTGTTTATGTGTTTGTCCTTCTTTTAAGTTATAATTACGTATTTGAAGATGTTTAATATCCTTCCATTGCGAATTAGCATCAACAATGTTTTCTTTTAACTTGACATCAGAAATAGCGCCGTAACTGTTATTTGTATTTTTTACGTTTCCATTATCAAGCACAGCAAATACTGTAGAAGTTGTCGGCGTGTGATAACAAGATAGTTGATAAGAATTGTACCCAATGATAGGGGTGTTGTTGGTAACCTGTACTCCAGCATTAGTCTGTGAAACTGTTGAATTATTTTCAACAATCAATACTGGTCCACCTGGAGGCGGTGTTTTAGCTATACAATGAGAAGAAGTGTATGTCGACTTCCCTATTTGAAGTAAATTATAACCACTAGTAGTATTATCTGGAATTGACAAATTAGCGCCTAATGCAAAAGTTGTTTGACTATCTGATATGATGTTTGAATTAGTTCCAGATAAATCAGTTACGGCGGTACCAGTACTGTTCCAATTTATCTGTACAAAATTATGAGCGGACGCATAACCACCAACACCGGCTGGAATATAAACTCCATAGTTTCCGGTTGTATACAATTCCATTGTTACTCCAAAAATATTGTTATTACTTGATTGGCTACTTGCTGCATAAGGAGCAGAAGGGTACTGTTTATTGCCAAGATAAATAGCATACCCTCCGTTTTGGAGGCATCCGTTAATAAATCCGCCGTAAATAGTATTCCCATAAGCACCTCTTAAATACCAACCATAATGCCAAAAAGCATCAATAGTGCAATTTACAAAAGTATGAGCATTTACAATATCTGTTAAAAGATAAGCAATTGATGCACTAAAAACTCGAACATTAGAGACAGTGCCAAAATAATTAGCACTGTTACTTCCTGAATTTGGTTGAGAGGAGGGAATATAGACACCTACAGTTGCTCCAGAAACTGGTGCAGTTACGTAATTTTTACACCGAACATCACAGTTGCTAAAAGACCAATACAAACCATTTGTACCTCCTGTAACGTCTTGTTGCCCTAAAGCAACAACTCCACGTGGCGAATCGTTTTCGGAACTGATTTCACCAAATCCACCATCAAAATGTCCGTAATTTCCTAAAAGTGCAACGACGGGACCTTGTGCAGCACTATATGCAGATAAACGCTGCAATTTTGTGCCAGCGCTCATTGTGACTAGTTTTCGATTTGCGTAAGTGCTGTTAATTGTAATAGTAGAATCACACCGATATGTGCCTGGTGGAATAAAAACATCATTATTTGCATTAATAGCAGCTTGAATTGCGGCGGTGTCATCCGTCGTGCCGTCACCGACTGCTCCAAAGTCTTTGACACTTACAGTATCCTTCAGCTTGCTGTCAACTGTTCGTGTAACTGCACCTGCTCCAGAAGGTGTGTACGCAACACCACCAGCAGAGATTGCTAAATTAGGAGTTGCAATGTATGACATGTCAGGTAGAGTTTCTTATGGTTTTATTTTAGATCAGTAAGTATTACAACCCAAGAAGTTGCTTTAATTCTTCAACTGTTAGTCCTGCAGCAGCAAGTTTTTCTGCTGGTGTCAGTTCAACAGGAACAGTCGGTTCGGGTGCGGGCTCGGGGGTATTGCCCTCATCAACCCACGCCAGGTATTCTCTGTAATCACTGTTGTCAGGATCCGGTGGGATGAAGGCGCCATCCGCGAGGCGGAGGATACTGTCGGATGTGGTGAGTTGAAAGGTCATGGGTTACAGCTCGGCGGAAGCGGTAAATGCTGCGTTGCCACCATTCCAGGATGAGCCTGCGGTGTTGCTGTACGCAGTGAAGTTTAATTTGTTCTGGTAACTCACGGTAAGTCCTGTTGCTGTAACAGTAGGACTAACACGCATTTCTACAGGGAAACACGTTGAGCACGAAATGTTTGCGGTGGTGCCAAGCGGGTTAAGGGCTGGTGTCGATGTGCCTGCCAAATAATACCTTTCACACAACGCCAGCTCCTGCCCAAACGACCTGCGCTCAAACGGTGTGGCCACGCTGCCCCGCTCCAGCTGCACGTCACCGATCGTCCAGGTGCCGGAGGTCTGAGCGCCGACGGTGAAGACAATTTCGATGCCGGTGGTCGCAGCCGAGGGGATGCTGATCTGTGTTGAGTAACGAGTGACGGTGCTGTTGACCGTGAAGGTGCCGGTGGCGATCTGCGTGCGGGTTGGACTGGCCAGGGTGCCGAAGGTGTCGGCCGTGGTGGCGTAATAGGCCGTCCAGGTGACGCTGGTGAGCACCGAGTTGGCCAGGTCCACGCTGAGCGTTGCTGTGGTGCCTGCTAGGTCGGCGCTGTTGAGCTGCTCAATGCGCTGGCCGAAACCGATGCCGGTGACGCTGGCTGCTCCGGTAATCTGGTAGCGGTACTGTCCAACTGTTGCACCCTGGACCCGCTGGCCACTGACGTTCGCGCCGGTGCAGTAGCCGTACCAGCGATCCACGCTGTAGGCAAGTGCTGCGGCAGCGGTGAAGGTTTGAGCGGCGCCAACATTGCGCTGGTCAACAGCCATTGCACCGTTAATGATGCGGTTCCTGGTACCAGCTAGTTGTCCTCCGTTAAACGATGAGGCAGTGACACCACCGGTCGTAGCTAACGATGAGGCAGTGACACTACCGGTCGTAACGATTGCGCTAGAACCAAAGTTGGTATTTACTAACTGGGCTAGTGTCTGACTCATGATTACTTCTTTATTGTTTTAGTTTACATGTACAAGATGTGCATTTACCACATTTTTTCTTTGTCCACGTCTTATCGCCAGGGATGGGTTCCATGCCCACTGTCCAATCGCAATAGTCTTCAGAATTTCTTAATTTTTGTGCAAGCTCAACTGTCCAGCTGCGAATCAAATGGGTTGGCATCTTTAGGCGCCCTTAAGGAATCCTGGCAGTTCTTGGCCACCTGGGTTTCTGAGTTTACGCTCCATGTATTTCTGGAGCAACTCCGGTGTGGCATTCGGGATACCTTCGATGCTCTGTTCGTTTGCTCCGATACCAGGCATCTTGGGGAACCTCAAATCAAAGCTGGGAGTAGCGGAGATTAAGGATTGGTTAACTAGGGGACCACCTGTTTCTTGGGCGTACTTATCCTGCATCCGCAACGGTGGGATGTCTGTTCCAGCTTGGCTGTAGTCGTTGAAACCTTGTGTGTAGGCTTGCAGAAATCCGATCGGAGAAGCGTTGTTCATTGCTTAGTATTAACCACGTCCAAAACCTGGAACAAAGAAATCTCCAAGTGGATTTGAGTTTAAAAATGCTCTTGTCCTATCTGCAATTGGAGGTGTAGCTCCTTGAGTACCTGGAGGGGCTGGTACAGCGTTAGCGGCTCCTGCAATCGTTGAGTTTGGTACACCAATTGGTCCGGTGTATGGCGTTCCTGGAACAGCAGAAGACATGTCCTTAAAGGGCATAGGTGTTCCTGACGGCGCATAGAACGTTCCACCTTTGATGGCATTGATCATTGATTGATCGTCCGGTCCCGTTGTCGGTTCTCCGGCGGGATATTTTTTGTTGTACTCACGAAACGCCAGCATTGGGTTTGCCTTAGCCCACTGCTCCATCGGAGTTCCTTTGTATCCCATCGTACTAATAATCGATTCCATGTCACCACGGCCAGCTGCGCTCTGTGACCTGTAGTACGTCGCCAGGGGGGAAGTGGTTGGTGCTTGCGGTTGTGCTGCCAGCTGTTGCATGGCCTGGAGGTTTGCGGGAGCACCTTGACCACGGGATGCAGCACCAAAGTACTGATCCATTTCAGGAGATTGGAAGTACCGCTGGAACTGTCCTTGTGGTGTCAGTGGGAATGAAGGGGCTGCTTGCGGTGCTTGTTGTCCCATCGCCGCCCTGTATTGATCGCTTTGTGTGCGGTCAGGAGTAACGCCGTCCCTGGTGCCTGTGGTAATCGGTGTGGGTCCTTGACGCGGGGCTGCTCCACCCGGCTGCGAAGGAGATGGTCCATGCCTTAACCAAGCTTCTTCCGCCGATGTTGTTGGCTGCAGCATTCTTGCAAGCGGAGTGTTTTCAACCGCACTCATTGCTGTTTGTATCCAGGGGGCCAGAGACCGCTTCAACTGAGGCAAAAAAGCTGTTCCCGGTGCAGCGGGATTCGGTCTAGGAACTCCAGCCATGAATAACCTCTAACTCTACAAAGAATCCTTTCTTACAATAATAGTAGACCTAAATGGACAAATGAAAGTCATTCAAACGTTTCCAAACGGAACGACCATCGAATTTGGGGAAGATTCTTGGGGTAGAGATGTGCATAGAGTTTGCACTTCTACGGGTTCTTTATGCCGTTATACGGAGTCTTATCACGTCGCATTAACGTACGCACACCAATATGAGGAATATTTTGGTAGAACAACTAAAAAACAGTTTTTCTAACTACCAGGGGGAGTTCCGAGGGCGGCTGAGATCCGTTGCAGCGCAAGCGTTTTTGCTGAACAACCAGTGTTAGTCAAATTTAGGTGGTTTTACTCTTAGGGGAAGCACTTTGTGGTTTCATCTTGCATGTACATTTGTAGCAACGGATACAATTTACAACCTCTGCAAAACCACAAACTGCTTCTACTAAAAGAAAATAAGGGTAAAAACCGGTAAATGTGCACGTTCATTTTTTTAACTGCGAAACCCCTTGACCTGACTTGGATCTCAGGCTAAAGTAAAAGTGCAAGTCATTTTCCCCTGCTTGGACTACATGCAATTCCTGGCCGACAAGTACGTTGTCGGTGCTCATGCAGTCAATTTTCTTAATGTTCTTAAAAGCTTTCACACCACATTCGGTGATAGCGAGTGCTGGTGCCTGAGAAAAGCAAAGAACCGACAGGCAACCAAAGGGTTCACCACAACACAAAACGCCCGTCCCAAGTACATGGGTGTCGATGCACGGGAACTTTTGCTAGCAACAATTGATCAGTACCCTTCTGAGTCCAAGCCGATCATCGTGAGACGGGGATGCTGCAGCTCTACTTACTGCATCAACCCC